CCAGCGCCAGTGGGGGCAATGATCAATGGATTTTCCCCCTTGCCCTGCGCCCAATAGTCATACAGCCCGTCAATGGCTTTGCGCTGGTAGTCTCTCAGTTCAAACGCCATCAGAACAAATCACCCCTATCAATCACATCATCAGGGTCAGGCGCCCATGCCGTCTTTGACTGCACAACTGCCATCGGATGATTTGGCGAAAGCCAAGCGTGAAAGCTTTTGCACCCGTCGCAAATCAGCTTGTTCCCCGGCTGGCCGCCAACCGGGGGATACATCCCGGCGACGACGCAGCCGCAGCGGCGGCACGGCACTAGAGCCTTGCACGACCCATCCAAGGTTATTGTTCCGATACGATTATCCATGCTCTGCCCTGATCTTCTCGCTGGTGCCAATGCCGTTGCGAATGACTTCGCCGTCTTCGGTGATATACTCGATCCACGATTGCCCGGCGTCATGCACCTGCCAAGGCATCATATGGTTATTCCAGATGTGGTTTTCGCAACCTTCGGTCTTTGGCGCGCACTCACCGTGAATGGCGCAGGACCATGACCCATCCCGTTCTGCCGTCACATGCGCGCAGGTGCGGCAGTTGATTTCCGGCAGTTTGCCGCGATGGCAAACCGCCTTGAAGCTGCAAAACTTGCAGCCCCAGAAGCTTTCGTCCTCCCCGATCTTGCCGGGCGCGGTGTCCGAAAAGATGATCCGCTCGGCCCGCGCCAGAGCCTTAAAGGCTACCGCCTCGTCAAGCTTGATCCGCTCGCCATAAATCTCGTCGGTGTTCTTGTTGACGGCCAAGAACAAGGCCCGATCCAACCCGGCCAAGTGCATCCCAACGTGAACCTGCACCCAATAAACCGGCTGCGTCAATTCCACGCCGCGCGACGAACACGCCTTGAAGTTTTTGTCGTTCATGGTCTTGAACTCAAGGACGTGCGGCTGTCCGCTTTCCCTTAGCCCCTGAACCACGCCGTCAAGACTTTGGGCGAAGTGCCCGCCATGCGCGGTAAAGTTGATCTGCCGCCCGGTTTCCGGGTCGCGGTCCCAAACCGTGCAGCCAATATCGCGCAGGTTTTTAACCAGCCGCGCCTCTTCCAGATCGCCGGTTTCGAACAACCGACACACCCTGCCTTCAATCGGCTCGGACCATGCCCAGCGGAACTGATACCACAGCGCGCGGTCGCAATCCTTCCCGATCTGACTTCCACCCAAATGCGGCCTGTGTGCTGACTTCCTCGACTTCTCGTATTGCTCGAAAATCGCCGTTACCGTTGGCAACTTCGCATACTTTTCCAAATCCATCGCCGTCTCCATCCATCCATAAAATGGGGCGGATAACCGCCCCATCAAAAGAGGGATTACTTCTTCTTCCACGGCGGGGTGGAAGCCGCCGCATCCGGTGCGCTGGCCTTCGCTGCCGAACCACTTGCGGCCTCATAGCCGTCAATCTCGTTGCTGGCGCCGTAATCGCCAGACGCGGGCTTGACCTTCACCTTGACCATCAGCGGCTTGTCGTGAAGGTCTTCGCTGTTGCGCGGGGTCATCACCCCAACCGCCCGGCAGATGGCCGAAAGCGTGCGCTGGGCGATTTCAACCGCCGTCGCGTTGGGGTTGTTCAGGTTCAGCCGGTCGCTGATCACGCGGCCCTGATGTTCGCCTTCTATGATTTCAAGGCTGAGTTGCAGATAGCTGCCGGTCTGCGCCTTCGTCGGCTTTTCTTCTGACTTCGTGATGACGGCCTTATACCAGCCTGCCGGGATCACCTCGCGCGGTGTGCTCGGCTCAACTTGGCTGGCGTCAAATCCTGCTAGTTCCATGTGTCTGTCTCCTACTTCGCTGCAAATTCGTGAAAGGGGTTGCCGCCTTCAAAGGTGAACGGCAGGGGGGCGGTGATATTGAACCTGTTTTTCGTGACGCTGGACGCTTGCGGGTAGCAGATGATTTCCCGCTCCCCGGTGCTGATCGCGCGCTTCTTGTCGCCATCGCCGCGCGTGAAGGTTTTCAGGCGAATAAACGCCACAAGGTCCACGTTGTCGGTATAGTGCGGAAGAGACTTCTTGTGCATCCGCACCGTATACCGACCGAATTGGTCCATGTCTGGCAGGTCCATGGTCTCGGTATCGGCATGGCCGATGAAAACCACGTTCATGCCCTTTTCATAGGCCAGCGCGCCAATCCACTCCCTGATTTGGCGATGCTTCTCAGCTGCGGCACCGTATCCCGCGCCATAGCCGCCCCCGGCCTGATTGATCGACTTGGCCTTCGGATCAGCCGCGACAATCTCTGCCTCAATCATAGTGGCAAGTTGGGTGATGCTGTCCAGCACAACAGTTTTGAAGTCATGGTCTTCTGTCGCCAGAGCCTCAATCGCCCCAAGAACATCTGCGGTCGATGTGGCAAGCGGGAAAAGGCTCACGTCTTCATTCCCGACAAGGCTGGCCGTTCCATCTTCCGTCCTGATGAAAACAGGCTTCGGAAACATCGCCGCCAGCGTGGTCTTTCCCATGCCAGCCTCGGCAAACAACGTGCAGATGATGGGCCGATCATTGCGGGGCTTGGACAGTGATTTCAGGTCAATTGCCATCACGCCACCTCGACCTTGACGCCGATCTTGCCCGGCTTGGTCTCGAAAGCCGACGCAATCTTGCGCCAGATCGCAGGCTCGTTGTCCGCCAGCCACTTCATGCCGGGGCCGTCTGCTTCCAGCTTGACCTTGACCGGCGCCATGGCCTCGGGGCACTTGTCCTTGACCTTGGCCCATGCCGTCGCGTCCAGCTTGCGGGTGATCTGCTGCGTCAGCGTCACCTTGAACCCGTCCAGTTTGTGGGTGATCGCGCCTTCGTCGCGCACTTCAAAGGCGGCGCAAAGTTCCGCCTCGATCTTCAACCGCGCCTCATTGGCTTGGTTTTCGGCGCGTTTGGCATCAAGCCAGCCCTGCGCCAAGGCTTCAACGTTACTTCCCATAGTGGTCCTTCCTCTCTTCAACAGGCTTGACCATATGCCAGCCGACAAGATAGGGTCAAGAAAAATCTTCATCATGTGAAAAGGAACTTTCATGGACCTTCTGCCGCTTTCCACCATCCGCGACCTGTTGCGGGACCGGCGCCTTACCGTGGTTGCCGAAAAATCCGGCCTGACCCATCCGACCGTGAAGCGAATTGCTGACGGCGACGAGGCTATCAGCGTGACCACATGGCGCAAGCTTTCGGATTATCTCAAGACCGTGGACCAGCAATGACAGCCGCCGCAGTAGCGCAGGACTACTGCGCCAAAATGGGCTGGTATCTGGTTGCCATTCCGGCAGGAACCAAAGGCCCAACAAATTTCGGCTGGCAAAAGCCCGAGCGGGCCATCTCCGATCCAGACGCGGCCCGCGCCTATTTCGAAGCGAACCCGTCGCATAACATGGGCCTCTTGCATGGCCCGTCAGGCACCTGTGCGATTGACATTGATCATGTCGAGCATACGCGGCTGATCTTCGAAGGCTTCGGGATTGATTTTGATGCGCTGATGGCATCGGCGCCGCGCATTGTCGGGCGTCCTGACCGGGGCAAGCTGCTATTCGCCGCGCCAGATGGTCTGGTAACGCACAAGATCAGTTGGCCGTCAAAGGCCGATCCGCGCAAGACGGAAGTGGTCTTTGAATTGCGCGCCGGGTCTGTGCAGGACGTGTTGCCCCCCTCAGTGCATCCCGACACCGGACGGCCTTACACATGGGCCGGGGCTGATGTGTTTGGCGGCCTGCCGCAGCTTCCGCCGCAAATCCTGACCATCTGGCAGGAATGGGATCGCTTCCGGCCTCAGATGATGGACGCCTGCCCTTGGAAGGCAAGGCGCGAGTTTACGCCACCTCCGAAGCCCCGGCGCCAGACGGAAAGCGCCAGCGTGATTGATGCTTTCAACGCGGCGCATGACATGCACGAATTGCTCGTGCGCTTTGGCTACAAGCCGACCGGGAAAAGCCGATACCTCAGCCCGAACAGTTCCAGCGGTCTTGCCGGGGTGGTTTTGTTTGACGATGGCCGCGCTTACAGCCACCACGCCAGCGATCCGTTTGACAATGCCCACACCTTCGATGCCTTTGATCTGTGGTGCCAGTATGAGCACATGGGCGATGTTGGCAAAGCCGTGCGCGATGCCGCAGGGTTTCTGGACGTGTCGAACGATCCGGCTCATGACTATGACCCCGAGGCCATTGCGCACGGTGCCAAGGTCGCAGCGGCAATCCTGCCCAGCCGCCGCAAGGTGATTGATCGCGGCCCGCTGGCAGACGTGCCGGAGCATCTGCTTTCAATTCCTGGACGCTTGCAAGACGCGGTGAATTTCTATTCTACCACGGCGCCAAAGGATCAGCCGCAGTTTGCCGTGCAGAGTGCCTTGGCCTTCGCTTCGGTGGTGATGGGGCGGCGGTGGCGAACTGACCAGAACAACTATTCGGCGCTTTACTTTGTGAACGTGGCTAAGTCCGCGACCGGGAAGGAACACGCCAAGACGGCAGTAGAGCACATGCTGGAAGCGGCTGGCCTTGACCACATGATAGGGCCGAGCGGTTACACCAGCGCCAGCGGGGTCTTTTCCGCTCTGGTGCAACAGCCAAGGCATATCAGCATCATTGACGAGCTTGGCAAGGTTCTGGCGTCCAGCCAAGCGCAGGGCAATCAGCACAAGGCCGATGCACAGACGATCCTGATGGAAGTCTTCGGGCGGCAGTCGTCAACGCTGCGCCCGCAGGGTTTTTCGAAGATGGGCATGACGACAAAGCAGGCGGCAGAGTTTGACAAGGTAGTCAGGCACCCCAGCCTGACCTTGCTGGCCATGACCACGCCTTCAACGCTTTATGACAACCTGTCCAGCCGCTATGTGTCGGACGGGTTCTTGGGCCGGTTCTTGATTGTCGAAAGCCATATCGGGCGGCAGGTCGGACGCGGGTCGAAGTTGGGCAGTCCGAGCCAGCAGCTGATAGAGTGGGCAAAGAGCCACGCCACGGCATCGGATGGCAACTTGGCGGCAGACAGTCACGAAACACCGCCACCGCCTGTGGAGGTGCCCTTTGGGCCGGGCTGCGGTGATTTGCTGCGGTCCTGCGATGCGGCCATGCTGGCGTTGATGGACGAGCACGAAAAGCACGGGCTTGAAGCAATGTTCGGGCGCACGAAAGAGGTGGCGCAGCGGCTGGCCCTGATCATCGCCAGATCGCAGGGCGAAGACGTTATCAGCCCGCTATCGCTGCAATGGGGGATTGACTACGCGACCTTCTATGCGCTGCGCACCGTGGCCTCGCTGAGCAAGTCAATGTCGGACAGCCCGTTTGAAGCGGCGTGCAAATCGGTCTATGCGAAGATTGAGGGATCGGGGTTGAAGGGCGTCACGGCGCGCGATCTGAGCGACAGTGTGCGGGCCTTTGCGAACCTTGAGCCGCGCAGGCGAAAGGACGTTCTGGACGTGCTTGTGGAAGATCGGGGCATCGTCTGCCGCAACACCAACGAGGGCCAGCGCGGCAGACCGCGTTTCGCGTGGTTCGCGCCGGAGGTCTAGCCCGGCAACAATGCCCTAAGCTTGGCCGTCGTTTTTTGCGACGGCTTTTGCTTGCCTCTGATCCATGCGTAAACCGAGACCGATGCATTCTTTGTCGTCGCCCCCAGCGCGCGGCCAAGCTGTGCTGGCGTCATGTTCAGTTCCGCCATGATGGCGTTGATTTCCTGAATATCCGCTCTTGGCGGCAGGTCTTTCTTTGGCCTTCTGGCCGGGCTTGGCTTCGGCGGGACAATGACCTCCTTGCCGTTGTAGAGCCGATAGACGGTCAAGCCGCCGATGTAGGTCAGGCTGTAGCCTATTGCCGCCTCAATGTGGTCTTGGCGCCACTTGCCGCGTAGCGCCTTCGGTATGTCGTCCAGCCCAACTCCAAGCACGGTATCGGCATCCATGATGATGCCCGCCACGTCGCGCAGCAACTCGTTTGCGTCAAGCGTGTGCATTCCGGTCGCGGCCAAGAAGGCGGGCCACTCAAGCCGGGCAGGATGGTCGGTCAGGATCGTTGCCGGAACTGCGATGGTGGTCTCCATAGGGGTCTCCTTTATGGGGCGGAATATGCCATTTTGGCCGTATTTACCGAAATCATATTGTTTGCCAACAAAATCAACGGCTTAATGGGTGGTTTTGGCATTTACCGATTAAGTTTGACGTGTGTAGAATGTAACCCCCATAAAACAAGGATGCAAGCAGGAAGTCCTAGTTTTCAGAGAAGGGAGACGGATGGGGGTTCGGTAAATGGTGTATATACATAGAAGAGAGAGAGTTCTTTTCTTTTATATATACAGAACAGCAGGTTAGCCCGTGTGATTTTCG